GGTACGCGCTTGAAGCCAGCATCACCGTGAAGGAGAGGGAATGAATAGAAGGAAATTCTTTGGGGCCGTGGTAGGAGCAGGGGGAATGTTAGGAATATCAAAAGGGAGTGTTAGGAATACCAGGACTCCAAACCGCTTCACCCAAGAGACCAAGTTAGGGGACTACTTCTTCTTCTGGACGGGCTGGAAGAAGTCCATCAACGTCCCGGTCAACGTGGGCCAGTGGATCGCGGAGCCAGTCGATGAGATCAACCTGGAATTTTCGAGGGACTACTATGAACGGGAGCATCCTGCCTTCTACTCAGCAACCACTGGAACAAACGGTGCGCTGGTCAACCTGAACTACGTCATGGATCTCACCTACCAACCGGGGTTCCCGCTGATCACTGACAAGACCAGCTCAGAGGATAAAAGGAAGGCGCGGGATGAAGCCCTGGATCGGCTCGTCAAGTACATCGAGTCCTGGGAAGTTCCGGAGAGACAGTACGTTGTTGCCAGCAACAGCCACATGATCCATCGGGAGAACCTGAAGCCAGGGGATTTGATCCCGCTAGACGGCATGACCATGCGCGCATTGAGGAAGGTGGTGAAGCATGGGTGATGATTGTTTACCGGAAAGTCTAAAGGGTAAGAACCACGACGATTGGCGGTGGTACGTCCGATGGGTGAAGCGCAGCTGGACAGCCAAGTGCGGAAAGAACTGGCCTGTCCCGCCCAAGCTGCTGCTCGGCAATTCCGGGTGGACCGCTGGCGATGTTCATAGGTTCGGCCACTTCAATAAACCTGAGCATAAGGCCCGTTACAACGTCAGTAGTGCCGAGGAGTTCTTGAGGAAGTACGGCCACGTTATGCCCATTCCAAAGGCTGGAAACACGATGCTATCTGCCGTGATGTACCGGGGCTGGCTCCCGCTGCCGATGTTCGCCAAGCGATTCAAGAACGACAATCTATACAGCCTGGGCTTGGCCCGTTGGGACGAAGTGGACGGATACTATGATCTGCTCCGGATCCGGGGCAGCGGCACCTGGGGCCACATCTATATGTACATCACCGGGGGTCTGCTGGCCCTGACAATTTGGCTGGTCTTTTGGTAAGTTAAAAAACTATAATGACTCGGCTGGAGGTCGACCAAACTCGGTTAAAAAGGTGTAAACGATCTCTCTTGAATTGTTCAGGGGACAGGTCGCCCCTCCAGCCTCTTATGTGGGTTAAATGGAAATCACGATCACGTCGAATCTCTCTCTGGCTCAAGTGCCAGAGATTCTGAAGAAGCAGTTCATTGAAGAAAACACATTCGACAACCCTGAGTACCGCAAGCTGAAGGCACTCGGTAAGTGGCTCGGAAAGACTCCGCAACACATCAAACTGTGGTCGTTAAAAGAAGGGGAGCTACAGCTTCCTCGCGGCTATCTCCCTGCGGTCATTGCCATTTCCCGGCGCAACGATATCGTCTTCCACATTCAGGACGACACCGTGGAGCCGTGGGCCAACTTTGGATTGGAGGTCAACGGTGACCTGGAAACCTATCAGGAGGATGCCCTGGAAGACCTGCTCCATTACCCCTGCGGAACCCTGGTCGGTCCCCCCGGCTGCGGGAAAACCAATATCCTCCTCTCTGCCATCCCCCAACTCAAGACTCGTGCCCTGATCATCGTCCACACCAAGGAGCTGTTCGCTCAGACCATCCAACGCTGCAAGGACTGGCTTGGGGTCACGCCGGGGATGATCGGCTCCGGGAAGTGGGACCCACAGCGAATTACCGTAGCCATGATCCAAACCCTGGCGCGCCGGGATCTGTCCGAGATCACAGGGTACTTCGGGGCCATTCTGACTGACGAGGGCCACCATGTAGCTGCCAGGACCTGGTCCACTGTCCTGAATCAATTCCATGCTCGGTACAAGTACGCCTTCACCGCTACCCCGCAGCGCAAGGATGGGTTCACCTTCCTGATTTGGCGGTATTCAGGAGGCAAGACAGCAGAGATCAGCCAGGAGGAAGTGATCGAGGCTGGCCGTGTTGTGTGGCCCACCTTCCTGTTCCGGACGACCAACTACAGGTACACGCTCTACGACCAGGGCGACTGGACCTCCATGCTCAACAACTTGGCCTTTAACCCGGAGCGCAACAACGAGATCATCGGGGAAATCACGGACAGCATCCCCCATTGCGAGTCAGCCCTGATCCTCACCGATCGGGTCGCCCACGCAGAGCTTCTAGCCCGACGATTGTACGAGTTTCAACCCGTCCTCCTTCACGGAAAACTGAAGGCCCAGGAGAGGCGAGAGAGGATGGAGAAAGTCAGAAAGGGAACCAAGCTGACGATTGCTACCATTGGCATCGTTGGAGAGGGAGTGGACGTTCCCGGGTGGGATCTCCTCTACCTTGTCACACCTATTGCCGGGGGAGCGCGCACCGTCCAGGCCATCGGGCGGGTCGCCAGGGCCAAGGAAGGAAAGACCGCTGCGTCAGTGATTGACTTCGTGGACATATGCGTTGATGGATTCAGAGTGAATAAGAAAGGCATACGGGTGCGTTACTTCCCGCTGAGAGAAGCAGCCACGAAACGACGTCGGCTGTATCGACTGAAAAAGACCGAGGCTATGTTGTTCTAAACCACCGCCAGGAGAGTCGTTGAGTGTTGTAGAAATTCTTGCCAATCAATATGGGATCCACTCTCAACCACGCGCCCGGATCGATTGCCCGTTTTGTTCGCATCGTACAATGTCGATCAAAGCGGACGACACTATCGCAAAATGCTTTCACCATGATTGCCAGCGGTACATCACCGTCCACCAAGCCGATCCGTTCTATCAGCGGAGCCTCCACAGCGCCCTGGAAGCCATCTACAGAGACTTCCACAAACACTTCCTCTCCCTGGCTGACCAGGAAGGCCCGAATGTCTACGATTACTGCCTGAACAAGCGTCAGATCCACCCCCAGGTACTGCGAGATGCCCCGCTTGGCTGTGTTCCCTCTGGATACGATGTAGGACCAGCCTTTGAATCTGTGGTGAAGCAGCTCACCGAGGACCTCAACGATGCCGCGCAGGACACCAGGAAGGTGGGCCGACCCTCCAAGGCACAGGTGCAGAAGGTCGAGGCCCTACAGCGAAGCCTCCAGTTCGTCCAGGCCAAGAAGATGGACCTCGCGGAGAAGATAGCCAAGCGAGAGAACTGGCTGACCTTCCACTATGCCGATGGCACTCACCGCTTTACCGCCATTCGGCTCCGCAACCCCTTCGAGACAGAGAAGAACTTTGCTTTCGTGTCCTACAATCCTTACCGAGCCTTTGGCCTGTTCGGTCTCCAGATGTTTCCGAGAGGCAACTCCAAGGTTCCCATCGAGAAGCTGATCGTCACGGAAGGAGAGTTCAACACCCTCCAGCTCCAGTCGCTCCTGGTGAAGCACGGAGAGGATACAGGGATCGAGTTCACCTATCTCTATGTCTCCTCGGTTGGGGGAGTCAACCAAGCTGACTACGACACGATCCGGAGAGTCTGCTACGACCCCATCTTCCTTTATGACAACGACAGCGATAAAGACAACGCGGGGTTCGCCCTGGTCACCAAGGCCCAGGAGTTCATGGCTGTAGAGGGAGCCACAACCCCCAACGGCTGCAGCGACGTGGACGAGTTCATCCTCCAGTTCAAAAGCTCCGAGAAAGCCTGGACCGCCATCCAGGAAATGCTGGAGGACCGCGAGTGGTTCTATCGTCACTTCTCCGGGCTGGCATCGGAGATCCAGGAGGCCAGGGACGTAAAGAAGAAGGAACACCGCATCAATGATCGGGTCAAGCGGGTGATCCTTGAGGATCTCCTGGTTCGCGGGACTCTCTACCACGATGAGATCACCGCCTACTTCTTCAAGAGGAAGGAGAAGAAGCTACTGGAGGTCAGCCCCCACGACCATGAGTTTGTCCTGCTGCTGGCAAAGTATGGCATCAACGCAGCGGAAACGATCTCCCGCTACATCATAGAGGGGCTGCGCAACGCTGCCTTCCACGATGGGGCACGGATCGACGCTCACAGATTCTCCCACTACAAGCCAGAATCCTTCACCCTTTACGTTCACAATCACAACAATCAAATGTACCGCCTGACCGACGACAAGATCGAGCTGGTGGACAACGGGACCGATGGAGTGCTGTTCCTCTCCGATCCCAAAGCCGAGCCGTTCCTCACCGATTACCGCTGGTTCAAGAAGAAGTTCAAGGAGGTTTCCAGCCCCGAATGGAAGGCCAGCAAGAACTCTATATTCCTGAAGCTGATCGTCGAAATGATTAACTTCTCAGACGATATCCTGTCACCGAATGAACGCAGCCTCCTCTTTATGCTGTGGGTGTACTGCAACTTCTTCAGGGAGATCAACAAGACCCGCCCGGAGCTGGCCTGGATCGGGGAGAAGGGGTCGGGCAAGTCCAGCACGAACAAGAAGCTCGGCTGCACATTCTTTGGATCTCGTTTTGAACTGACTCCGCTGCCAGATAAGGTCGAGGACTTTGATGCGATCATCACCAACCGCGCCTTCGTCTGCATCGACAACGCAGACACCAGAAAGCCCTGGCTTGAGGACCGCCTCGCTACCCTGGCAACCAGCGGAGCCATCCCAAAGAGGAAACTCTACACAACCAATGAAATGGTCGAGTACCCGCTCGATTGCTTTGTCTCGCTCACGGCCAGGACACCCAAGTTCAAGAGGGATGATGTAGCGGACCGCCTGTTGATGATGAAGTCCAAACGGTTCAAGAAATTCCTCCCCGAGAACCAGCTCATAGCAGACGTACTCAGGAACCGGGATCTAATTTGGGTGGAGATCCTGTTCCAGCTTCAACATTGCATCCATGCCCTGAAAGAATACTCCAAGCAGGATTTCTCAACGGCCTTCCGGATGGCTGACTTTGCCGACTTCGGTCTGAAGATTGCCAAGTGGGGGAAGTTTGACAAGCAGCTCGCTTCCATCTTCGAGAAATTGATGCAGGAGCAGAGCTACTATGCCCTAGAAGGATCTGTAATCTTTGATGTACTGGTGTCCTGGGTTAGAGACCACGAAGGCATGGAGATCACAGGGACAGGTCTTTGCCGTGCGCTCACGGAACAGGCAGAGCGGGACGGATACAAGTTCGCCTACGCCGGGAAGGAACGCTCCTTCGGCCAGAAGTTTCGCAACCTCCGCAGTAACCTGGATGAGTTCTTTGATATCACGGAGAGAAAGGGCGGGGGCAGGCGCAAGATCTACAGCTTCCAGATTAAACAGGACAAAGGTATATGATGAGAATACGCCTCCAATATCATTTGATTCCACAGCCTGTAGTGGAGCCGGGACGCTTTGGGGGCGGGGGCCTTTCGCGTGGGTCCTGTGTTGAGAGCGCCGGCATTTCTTCCGTGGGCAAGGGCGATGCGACAGCGCCGTTTCGGTACGGTAATCGCCGCGGTGGGCAATGCGGGGAGGGGCAACCCACCAAAAAGCAAAAAGGAAGCGACCGGAAAATGTGAAGTTTTTATCTATTTATACCGGGGGGGGGATTGAGTTCAGCGTTGTTTGAATATCTCAAGGTCAAAGGGTTCCACGCAGCTGAGAAAGAAGAACTAGAGGCACAGTCGGCCCGATTCCGACTCAAGCCCGACGAGATCGGCCATATGGTCGCTTCTGTCTCATTCTGTCCCACTGGCGGCAAAATGCTCTTTGGGCCCAAAAAAGACGAGGTTCAGATCATCAACTGTGAAACCACGGATGATTACTCCGATTGGGACACTTTCTGCCTTGTCAAAGTCGAAGATCCACCCTATGACCCCCGCCTTCTTATTGTGCGCCAGGAATATCTGGAGAAGCCCCCCATCAACTGAGCTCCAGAAAAGTTAGAAAAAGTGAAGGTGCCGAATTTGACAAAGGACAATCGTCCGTTATAACGGACAAACCGACCGAAGATCACCTAAGAGTCGGTGTTTCAGGGGATTGTTAGCGAAGCGTGGTTTCTGTCTTAAATTTCTTTGGGATCTCTGATACCCTAGCGTCACCAGACCGCTCCCAGAGGGAATGTTAGTATCCGATGAGATTTGGAGGGTGCATGGATCGGAGATCGTTTTTTCTCACAGCTTTGCTGCCCGTTGTCGCTGCCAAGAGGGGAGTGTTAGGGCTACCAGGGACACCGCCTTTCACCCGCGAGCTGTGCAAGGATCGGCTCATGTTTATGACCCTGAAGGCCAGGAGCCTGGGCATGAGTCGGCTCATCCATGCACAATGGGTCAGATCACAATGGACATAAGGGTTAGAAAAGGCATCCAGGTGGTCGTCTTCGTATTCGTCGTTTGGCTCGTCTTGAACATACTCGATTATCTGTTCTGATGGCTAAGATCGCCCTCCAGAAAGAGAAAGCACAAAGCGGTCACAAGATGGCCTCTGTCATATTCGGAAAAGGGGATATCTCGTTCTTGAAAGAAATGATCCTGAAGCACCCGAAAGGCTTCTATCTCAGCAATGTCAGGATTCTGAAGGATGGGGAGAAGGTATGAAACGACGAGAGTTCTTCAAGGTAACCGCCGGGGTTGTGGTGACCGCTGCAGCCGGGGGATTGTTAGACTTGTCCCAATCCGAGCTGCCCGACCTTCCGGATCCGGACTACGAGATCGTCACTTCCGCTTTTACCGATTCAGAGAGCAAGCTCTACACGATTGGGGCCGAAGATTTCCAGCTTTTTAAGTTCTACTTTCCTCCGGGCGGTGGAGAAGCGAAGTTGAAAGGGTTCACTTACATCAAGGGCATCTCAGCAGCGTGTTTGGATACAGTGGGGTGCAGAGTCTCGGTGAGGCCCCTTGCGGAATCCCGGAGGCACAACCACGTATTGTTTCAGACACCCGTTGATGGCAGTACGTTCATGATGGATAGCCTCTGGATCAAATGCCAGGACGGTGTGATCAAGGCCGATGGAGAAGCCGCATTGACCGTTAATTGCTGGAGGCCCAAGGTCGCGTGAACTTCCTGGGTGACGAGCAACGGATCGAAAGGTTGGAGCATGCTTTGATAAGGTTCTATGTCAAGGCCCAGGAGGTCAGCAAGGCCGTAGAGGGAGCCATCGTCATGGATCACATTCACGGCCATGACTACGACGGACCCACCTTTGTCGACAACTTCATCGAGGTCGAGCAGCTACTCGGTATCAAGCCGGATCGGGCGCCAGGAGTGCCCACCGGGGGGGAATGTTAGCTGCTATGAAACGTAAGAAGAAAAAAGCAACACCCGCAGCCCAGATCAAGTGTAAGAACTGTCCCACCACTCTCATCGAACCCGAAAACTCCCACTTCCGTCACTATCAGCGTCACGGCCTCTGTGCCGCTTGCTGCGCCAATGAGATCGACGCGCTCAACGAGAAGCTGTCTCGAGGGGGAATCGTCAATGAAGATGTGGAGGCGCAGAACAAACTCATGGTCCACGCTCTCTTCTTCTACGGAGACAAGCGCAACTATGGCATCTTGGGCGGGACGCGGATCCGCGTCGACAAGGGACAGCAAGCCAGGGATGCTCTGGCTTCCGGTCTGAGCCAGGAAGCCTTGAGGAATGTTAGAGACTGCACGACGCTCTACAAAGCCCTGGACGAGATCCAGGACCTTGCAGAGAGACACCACCACGGCGAGGGAGGCTGGAGCAACATGGATATGTGCGAAATTTGGACGATTACCGAGGCCCTACTCGCCGCTCGGAAAAAGAAGGGAATGTTAGATATAACGTGCTGATGGGAGTGTTAGAAGGAGGTCTATGAATCGACGACAAGCACTCAGTATGCTGGCGATTCTGGCAGGATCAGCTCTGCCGCTGGAGCAGTTGGAAGCCGCCCTGGTCGTCAAGGAGAAGTACACGATGGACGATATCGAGATCGTGTGGAAGGAGCTGTCTCGCAGCGCGGATGGCAAAGTGATCCGGGGAGAAATGACGGTCACTATCCCTTGGTCGCCCGAAGTGGAGAATTTGAAGTTCGAGCTGGAGGATATTCAGCGGGAGCATTTGAAGTGAGCAATCAAGGAGAACCCTGGCCCATGAACGATCCGACGAAGAAGATGATTCACGCCTACGAGATGGGCCTGGACTGTGGAAGGAACGGACCCAATCAAGAGAACTGCAACCACACCATCTTCAGTGAGGAGATTTACACCCTGGCCTGGGATATCGGCAAGGAGAAGGGAATGTTAGATGGAAAGCAGGAAAGCGTCCCCCTGGAGTACGGACAGAGAGAGAACGGGCTGCTGGTGATCAGGTGCAAGGCATGAGAGTTACGATTCTTATTCTCAGTTTTATCATTCTGGCGGGGTTGGTGGCGGGTGGCCTGATCTGGTATCTCGACAACATAACCATGATGTGAATGTTAGTAAAATACCGACAAATTTAACGGAAATTTAAGAGGACATGATGTGGGTCACTTCCCCTCTAAATCGACTTATCCTTTAACTTAGCTTGGACATTTTGGGGGACATTTATGGTCAAAACTACGGACGATGAACAGGAAACGCTGACGGCAGGATTCATCAAGTATCAGAACTACCAAGAAGTGGTCCAAGTGGATGCAGATGGCAACATTCAGTGTCGCCGCTGCAAGTGGACTCACACGACCACGGAGTGCGCGGAGTATCGCCTGGCTAACGCGCAACGGGAGCTGGAGAAGGTCAACAGGTTTCTCCACGCGGAAGTTCTCTCCAGCGTAGAGGGTGAGAGTCCTGTCGATACCCTGCTGCGGTGGTACAAGATACGAGCAGGAACCGAGGTCACTGACTTGATGAAGGAGGAGTGAATGGATCTGAACACTCGACGGGCTGTGTTTGTCTACGAAGGAGCGCGACTGGCAGCTATCGCTTCTAAAGCACCAATCCTTCCTGCGGCTTGGGGGGGCCGGGAGGACGATTTCAAAGAGCAATTTCTCAAGGTGATCGAGCGTCAGTGTGGTCCGAACCGCTCCTCTTCCCCGGAGGAGCTGCATGGATCGTGGATGCAAGCCTACTACGACCGAGGATGGGTTTACGGAGAGAAGTACGATGCCAAGAAGCGCATCCATCCGGATCTCGTTCCTTATGACGACCTCGGCACGTTGGAGCGGGATAAGGATGCTGTGTTCGTGGCCCTCTGTGAGATCGCTAGGCTCTGGGTGAGGGACGATGAATCCTGACCAACTCAGCACGGCTTTCTACATGGTGGCGAGGTTGGCCGACAAGCTCGGTGAAGCTCCCATCAAAGATAAACTCTGGACCCACAAAGTGGACGATCACTGGCTCGTCAAGATCAATGGTTGCCCCAAAGAAAAAGAGTCCATCCCCCCTTACCACATGATGGTTGAGTTCAACGGCTTTCCGGCTGGCTGCGTCAGTCCCTTCGAAGGAGTCTTCGCTGCCGGGACCGAGGCTAACGAAGATGGGTTCATTGACGCGGTGATCGTCAAATTGGAGAGCCTGGGCGTGGACGTGAGCGAGATCAAGGAAGAGGATATGCGGAAGAAAGGTCAGGCGAGGATCTCCGAGGACCAGGCCGTGAAAGAAATGAATGAGTTTATCGACGATCTGGAGGAATAGGGAGTGTTAGGTACTGGATCTCCCCGGGGGAGTGTTAGCTCGATTGAGAGAGAGGAAAAAGATGGGAGATATCTACTACAAGGTTGTCCAAAAGAGCGGGTTCAGCCTGCGGTCCTGTTGTCCTCCGAAGGGAGCCACGGTCACTTACCCGAAAAAGAAGTGGGCCTATCCTATTGAGGGGACCGTGGGGCTGCTCGTCTTCAGCGATCTCCATAGAGCGAAGGGCTGGAGTCATGGCGGCCGGGAGATATGGGAGTGTGAGATCAAAGGACCGGCCAAGGAGGTCAAGTACCTGGGCCAAGTGTCCAAGAAGATCGAGGTCTTCAAATGGCCCGACGATCCAGCGGAACTCCGGGCCGGGATCTTGCGTCGAGCTGCTCTGTGGGAAGACGGAGGATTCTGGATCGAGGCTCCTGCAGGGACGATGGCGGTCCAGGGAGTGAAGCTGCTGCGGAAGGTTGCATGAAGATCACGATCAGCACCACGGTCATAACCTTTGAACCACACGACGACCTCCACAACAGGCTGGCTGTGATCACGCTGGCCGGGGTGTTGGATGCCTTCCCGCCCAAGAATGAGTCAGGTGAGCGATTGATGGAACGATTGGCCGGGATGGTGGAGCTGGCGCAGATCAGGAGAAAGGAAGCTCAGGCAGCGGGGGAATAGTCTAGCTTGAGCTTGCCGAGTACAGACGTTTGTACGGGGAATGTTAGCCCCAGGTGGTGGATGGAGCAGCTAAGTTTTGGAAACACTAATGGCAAGAGCAGGGCAGATCAAATCTTTGAGCGGTTTGTGGTCTTTCATAAAGCCAACCTCCACGTTTGGAGCCTGTTCTGTGAAATTGCCGATGATATGCGAGCGTACCGGGATCAGTATTCAGCGAGAACTATCATCGAGGTTATCCGCTGGCGCATTGACTCCACAGTGGGGACGGATCCGGTCAAGCTGAACGACCATTACAGCCCTTACTATGCACGAATGTATATGGCGACTCACCCAGGATCAGAGGACTTTTTCGAATTGCGCAGACGGACCAGCGCAGATCGAACAGCCTATAAAGAGGATATGGTTATGTACCATACAGGCGCGGCCATCAACGAAGAACAACTGATTGAGAAACTGAAGGAGCTTGCAGAAAATGAACATAGCGGTTGATTTCGACGGTGTGATTCACAAGTACAGCAAGGGCTGGCACGATGGCACGATCTACGACCCGCCTATGGAGGGATGCTGTGACACGCTCCAGCTCCTCAAGGACAAAGGACACAGGATCATCATCTATTCCTCTCGCGCTATGGCTGGCGCAAGCAAGAGAGCTGCCATGAGGACCTGGCTGCGGAAGTACAAGATTCCCTACGACGAGCTGGCCTCAAACGGCAAGCCCCCGGCCCACGTTTACCTGGACGACAGGGCGCTGCGATTCAACGATTGGGAGCAATCCTTTTGGGAACTACTCGAGCTGGCCGATGGGGAGGCGACGAAACTGCTATGAGCGTTCCAGCGACACTACTCCTACTTTTGTCGAAGCTGCATCAAATCAAGGGCTACTCTGAAGGGATGCACGAGGGCTTCACTATCGCCCACCCTGAAACTCTGGACGCTGCCATCCTAGCTGAACACATGGAAAAGGGCCTGGCCCATCTCTGCAAACTGATAGACGAAGCCTGTTCGATGGAACAACAACTGAGAGAGAAACTCAGACAACGAGGAGAAGAAGTATGAATGACGAAACACAGATTTGGTACGGATTCTGCACCTACTGGACCGACGATTGGGATGCCCTCAAACCCACTCCCGAAAACAAGGGGATCCCCTCCTGTCCGGAGTGTGGATCTGTCGGCTATCAGATGACCCTCCAGGACTGGAACGCGGGGATCGAGAAGTACGAAGCTGATGGCAACCCGGGGTACGGTGAGTTCATTAACGAGATCAAGGCGACGTGCCACGGCAAGACCACCATCCTGGAGCTTTGGGAGGGAAAGAAAGGTTCAGAGGAGGAAGAATGAAAAAAATCGAGATCGTCATGGACAGGGGGGTTATTGATGCCAGGTCCGACACGGGGTTCGTGGGGAGCAATGCTTTCCTGGGCCGGCTGGAGATTAACATGAAGGCCCACGGCAACCTCATGCCCGTCGATCAGATCAGGGCCTTCCTCACTTCAGTCGTGCTGCCTCAACTCGACCTTTTCTCGCGCCAGATTGAGAGCGAAGTGATCGAGGAAGAGGAAGTAGCCCTGGAAACCGAAGTGGGTCCAGCACCGTAATTCTGAGGAGGTAAGCAAGGGTAGATAACACTACTTTATGGCTACCATCGAGCTTTTTTTAGAGAGGCCAGGGTTCATGGGTTTGTTTCTTTTCGTGATAGCGCAGCTGTGCATGATAGCCGCTGCCGGGATCATTGGGTGGGCCATCGGGAGATACGGGTATGAAGCGACCGAAGTTACCGAAGCCAGCGGACAATATGAAAGTGGCCGAGATGGAGTTGAAGGTCGAGCGGGGATGGAAGTTAAACCCCTCCTCCTCTCAGGGGGCCATGTTGCAGGAAATACAGAGCCTTATCGAGCGGATCAAGCGGGACGACAAGAAAATTCGCCAACTTGAGGATATGAAGGGAATCAAGTGGAATCCCGAAAAAACAGGCCATGAGGATGGCTGACACAGAGAGATCGCAACGTGACGAAGGCTATGACCTACACGAACTTTCAACAACTTACGGGGATTGTTAGATCCTGAATTTAACGGAGGAGAAATGCCAAACCAGGACCGAATTTGGAAGTGTGAGTGCAGCGAGTGTAATTGTGAAGAGGCTGCCGTCAAAGATCACCCAACCATTGACGCGATTTGCCACTACTGCATTGAGGGAACCCATAGAGCAGAGAGAGAACACCTGGCCGGCATAGAAACCAGGAAGCGGATCTCGGCCGAGGAGAAAGAGCTCAAGGATCGGGAGGACTGATGAGTCGTACAGATAAAGAGTACCCTTGGCCACCGCTGAGGTCGAACGGGAATAAAAACAAAGTCAGTATCGACATTAAAGGAGCCAAGGAGGTTGATCAGATGGTTGGAGTCCTGTTCTCCGAAGTGAAGGACGATAACCGCGACGACCTGATTTCAAAACTGTTCACCATGAAGATCATCGTCGGCTGCTGCGGGAAGGAGTACACCTACAACTTCAAGACCTTCCCGCGTGAGGACCTCAAATGCGACTGTGGCAAGAAAGGCCGGTGGGTGGTCAAGTATGAGTGAGCCACGAGTCTACGGTGTCTTATTCAATGAACCCGACAAAGAAAAGGCCATCGACGACCTCTTTCACTTGGAGCCGTGGATTCAGGGATCCCCGCCGCTTCCGGAAGAATTTATCCAGCGCGGAGAAATAGATGGAGAGCGCACCTTGACGATCACTATTTACTGCTGCCAGGACAGACAGACCTTCACTCAGGAGGCATTCCCCCGCGAGGACCTGGTCTGTGGCTGCGGAAAGGGTTGGGTGGTCAAGTATGAGTGAAGACCGTGTCAGAATCATCTTGGCGATCTCCTGGGGCCTGTGGGCACTCAGTGTGATCGTTGTGATGTGGAGGACGCCATGAAGTGCATACGTCTGTACCACTTCTACAATCTCGACGAGGACAAGCACGGTGCGCCCTTCGCCAAGTGTGACGCTCACATCGACGCATACAAGCGCGGAAGGAAGCCAGCAGCTCCGCAACTCGTCCTGGAGAAGCTCGCGGACCAGGCCGTGTGGCCCTGCGAGGATTGCACGAGACAGGAAATTGATCGATCCGAGCGACGACGGTTCGCGGCTGCAGCCAAAGAGCCTCACGTCACACAGAAGGAACCCATTTGGTCTGTCGTACTCAAAAACAAACGAGCCTCCATGGATGGGATTAACCTTCAGTCCGATGGCTGGTCCTACCGCTACGATCTCTCCGATATCGACCAGGACGTCTACGAGGTCATTGCCAAGACACAAGCCGTGAGGGAACTATGAATCTCGGAGTCTGCCCACTGAACAGCAAGCACCAGGTCACCCAGATCAGCGCGTCCAGGGAAGGCTACTTGGAGTTCTGCTGCCAGTGCCTTAAATGGCGAACCAAGATTGATCTACGGCCCATCCGCGCCGAGTTGAGGGAGTTGGGCCTGGATCCGGACGGGGGAGTGTTAGGAAAAGGACCGCAGAGGGACTGTTAGGGAAACAGAGGGAGTGTTAGAGGTGTTGATGTGAGTGACGAGCCATGCGCGACAAACAGTGTAGAGAGTGTGGAGAGAGTTCGGCTTTTGCACTGTGCGCTCAATGCTCCTGTAGGTACGACGCTGTCACTCCCCGGGTGTCGGTTGGCACTCAGGCAAGCTACGGATACCGGCTCACAAAAGGATTCGTCCTGATGCACTTTGAAGACGATGAGTACGTTTCGACCCGAGATCGTGGCGTTCTGTTGGCGCGCCCAGGCGATGGGTGGGTGACGGAATCGGAGCCGAAATCGTGGCCGAGCAGATGGTGGAGAGACTATGACTGACGGAGATTATACAGGATTCTTTGCATATTTATCTGGAGGAAAAAGGCCGAATAGGGACCGAAATAATTTACGCTCTCAAATTAAAACTTTGCTCAAATCGAATACACCCAAGTGTTTTTGTGCAAGGGGTGAAAGGTTTTCATTAAAGTTTTTATTTGCCTCTGGATATTATTCTGCTGTAAATGGTGGTGGTGTTTTATCTCGCTGCCACAGCTTCACCCCTTTCACTTCCCTTTCACCCCCAAATTCTATCTGAAAAGAAAGGACTTAAGTCACTTCGTGCAAGGGACCCCCTAAGTCTCTATTAACTTTCTGTAGACAAAACAATTAATTAATAAAATGAAATACAGTAGAGAGTTAGCACCCTACCGTTGCACGAGGCCCTTTTGTGACCCTTACTGATTTAAGAATCATGGACTTACAGAGGGTGAAAGCCCCTATTTCCCTTGCACGGATTTTGACTATTTGACCCGTTTTTGCTCTTAACACTATGAATCAAGAAGACTTCGCTGATTTCTTTACCAAACTTCTCGTCGAAACCGAGAAATCAGAAGATCCGGATGATCTCTTTTCTTTGCATAATTCCATCCCGGACACCAGTGTCCCAGATCAGGACCAATCGCCAATATCGGAGCCGCCCACTTCGGCGCCACCGACACAGGACCAGGCCGTTGAAACAACGAGTGTCTACGACACTCCCTTCGAGGAAGCCGTTCCCCTCGAAGATGAACTCGCCAACCTCCTGGATGATATTGATTGATTGAGAACTCCCATTGACGACGATCCCACCATCTCTAGGGATGCTGCCACTCATATCTTTATCGAGTGCTTCTCCCAGTACGAGGTCCTCTCTGAAGCTGACCCAGGCCAGCTCGCTGACTACCCTCGCCTTCAGGAGTTCGTCATTGACTTCGAGATCGTCTGCAGCCGCGTCCTCACCCCGGTCGAGCTCAAGCTGTTCAGGATGAAGACCAAGTATAGAAAGAGACAGATCGACTGTGTTAAATTCCTCCAGATTACCTCCTGGGAATACTGGAACATGAAGCAGCGGATCCGCATCAAACTCGGCCGAGGATTGCACGACTACCACCTCTGGCCCGTGGAGAAGTACTTCGATGATAACCATCAGAAAAAGGTGAGCTTCTAGGCATGATAAGATCCTGGCTGACCCGCAAAATCAAAAACATACTTTGGAGGATACTCATGACCGAAGATAAACCTCCCGAACAGTCCCTTGTGAAGTCCGATCGATCAGACCAGCTCCACGACCAGCAAGACGTTGACAGTCTCTCCCGAATGATGCTTCAGCAAAAGGAGAGCTTTGATAGGAACCTACTCGAGGAGAGGCTGTTCAGCAATAAATTAAAGGGTTGGCTGGAGCGGTATTCCCGCATGAACAGCGACCACCGGAGAATGGAAGATCAGCTCATGCAGGAGGCTGCGGTCCTCCTGGGGAACCCACCACGAGATGCGGATCCGGATGCTCCCGAAGGGGAGATCGTTGACGAGCCTCCGGAAGAGGCTGCATAGTCCCGCGCGCTGCGCGTGGGACCGGCGCGCTTCGCGCCGGGGGAATGTTAGATCTTGGTTGACTTAACGGTGGACGTACTCTTTGGTTGGGTCGCCACCAGGACGACGACGACCCGTACTGAGGTTCCTGATCCAGCCTTCAGGCTCATCCCATGTTTCAGGGTTGAACGAAGCGAAGCCAGCGACCGCTGACAACAGATCAGCGTATCACCATCCATCGTCAACGAAGTCACCGTCCGTCAGGATGATCCTGTAGCGGTCGAAGGTCAGTGGCGTGATTTCATACCACCAACCCATCTGACCGTTGCTCCCAGGCTTAACCGACTCCTTCTTCAGTTCCATCTTCTTCCTCGTCTTTGTCATACAGCACACACTCGCAGCCCCAAAGCTGGCCCCCGCAGCCGGGACACTCCTCTACGTCGCAGCCTGGGTGATGGTAGTGACCCACCTTCGCTCCACAGTCGTGACACCGCTCTCCATCACTACCCCAATCCGATCTCTTTTCTTCTCCGTGCTTGATTGGATCAGCGGTAGTGCCATCCTTCATCGGTATCCCGAACAGGCGACACCCATCCGACTCCTTCATCCCCTGCCCACAGTCCTTACACAGCGCACCGATCACACCGTAGTACCACTTCTTGATTTCATCTTCTGTCAGCCTCCAGTGGTCTTTCGGCAAACACACGATGAATTTATCCTTGAACCGTTGGTGAGCATGGACCGCTGCTGACTTCTCCCCTTTGCCAGCCAGCGCGTAGGGCAGAACTTTCTTCGGATCTTCTTCCAGGAAGTCCACCAGGATAGCTAGAGCCAGATCCGCAGGACCGCTGCCCCCGTAACCCCACTCAAACCCATCCGGTGAGTGGAAGTTGATGTGTCTCAATGGCAGATCCCTTCGTCCGTTCACACAGACTGACAATTCATTCGCACTTCTTTTGCCTTGGTAGAATTTCATTTTCCCTCCAGTAGTGGTTGCTTGGTTTGCTTGACCTTCTTCTTGCCATGTTGTTTCTTCACCACAGCTTCGACCATCTTTCGGTCGATACCGTAGATTTCGCACGCATCGGTGTAGGTGGAACTCAAGTGTCCTTCCCAATCCCGATCACCGCTCCGCTGCACCAGCATTTCGGCAATCAGGCTTCGTCGCTCGGCCCCACTCGCTTTCTCCAGGTGACGGATCAGAGCCTTCCCGTAATCAACCCCTCCCCACTGACGTTCGCACTTGGTAATGTCAATCTCTCGTCGCTTGACGAGGACCGCAGTTTGGTCGTGGTTGCAGATACCATCAATAATGGCTTTAGCGAGAAAGAGCCAGTAGTCGTCGGTGGCAATCAGCTTCTTGGCCTTCTCAGCGACCAGGACCAGGATTTCCTTGAAAGCCTTGGTCTGAATAGCCTTCTTGTCCCTGTCCTTCTTACTTTTGAGGTTCTCCTTCTCCTTGTCGTCCTTGGCATCCCGCGCCCACTTGAATTTCTTTCGTAAGACCTCATCGGCTTCCGATCTTTTCACGGTAGGGATCAAGCCACCGGGGGTTTCAATGAGTGTGATCTCAGGAGTTTTCTTGCCGAGCAGTTCCGCGTAGGTCCGGGACTTTCCATCCTCCCAATTCCGTGTCGAGAGGGGGACCAGGGTGCTGTTGTGCTGCATAGCCTTCGCAGCATCCTTACCCGACAGGACGTTCTTACCCTGGGCTTCAGCTTTATGCACCAGGACCAACTTATGGGCTTCCTCTTTGGCCCGGAAGCAGCCTGGGTCGGTGCATACGTCTGCACTCGTGTTGGGGTAGAGATCCTTCTGATTCCCGGTGCGCTTGGGACAGGTGGTGCAGGGTCCAGCTTCGGTCAGCTTCGCATCCTGCGTGGAGAACAGAGATCCCTTGAGTCGGATCATGTAGCGTTCTTCGATGTGGTCCTTGGCTTCTCGAAAGCTCATCGACTCGTCGCCCCACTGTCCCTCTACAATCTCCTCGATGGCTGTCCCTTGGTTGATCTCACCAGGGATACGGGCGACCAGCAGGGCTATGGAGTTAGAGATTACTTCCTCCTCCAATGCCTCCTGGCCTTTCTTGCACAAGTTCGCCAGCTTCAGCCGACCATAGATATAGGCTTTGCTCTTGCCGATCTTCTCGGCCAGCCCATCGGCGGTGTACTTGAGCTTGTCGATCATGTACTGATAACCCCTGGCTTCCTCAATCGCTTTGAGATCCTCGCGCATGAGGTTCTCGATGAACTGAAGTTCAACAGCCTCCTTGTCCGTCAGCTCTCGGCTGATCGTCGGGATTGTCTTGATCTTGGCTTCCTTGCTGGCCCGGAATCGACGCTCACCGACGACCAGCTCAAACTTCTTGCCGTTGGGTCGGACCAAGATCGGTTGCAGCACTCCGTGAGCCTTGATGCTCTCGGCCAGCTCCGTGAGCTGCTCCGGGTCGAAGTGCTTGCGTGGATTGGTTTTGGAGAGGACGATGCTCTCCAACGGAAGGTTGATTACGTTGTTGTTCATTCCCTATCCTCCAGTTTGACTTGTCCTAACATTCCCCTGGTGAACCACTCACCATTAAATATATTTAATCACACACCCCTGGTCAAACGCCTATAGACAACTGTCCTGGATATGCCCAACTTCTTGGCAATCGCCCTCCAGGACTTCCCCTCCTTCCTCATCAGGATCGCTTCATTCACATTGAATCGAGTCTCCCGCCGGCCGAGTTGAACGCCTTTCCGTTTCGCGTTCTCCAGGCCAGCCATCACGCGCTCGTGGATCAGTTCTCGCTCAAACTCAGCCATGACAGCAATCATGCTGAACAGGGCTTTCCCGGCTGGTGTCGATGTGTCCACGGCCTCCTGGTGGGATACGAAGTCAATACCCAGGTGGTCGAACTCTGCCAGAGCGGTAATCAGGTGCTTGAGACTCCGGGCGAACCGATCAAACTTCCAGACCATCACCACATCAAACTTCCTGCGTTTCGCGTCCTTCATCAGCTTGTTCAGTTCAGCCCGAGACTCTTTCGATCCACTCACACCCCTGTCAATGTACTCGGTGACGATCTCCCACTTGTGTCGCTGCGCCAGCTCCCGGAGGTCAGCTACCTGCATCCCTTCATCCTGACGCAGCGTGGAGATCCTCGCGTAAATCGCTGCTCGTTTCATAAACCACAACTCCTTCCCCCGATTGCTATCATTCCGACAATGCAACCACCCACCCACAAGACTCGCTTGAACAGATCCCGACCTGTCATTGATGCCGTGTCGTTATACAGCTTCACTTTTCTCTGCCTTTCAACGTCCAGCCAGTAGGGTAGAAACACATCGTCCTTCTTCTTCTTCTTCTTCTTCGGCTTCTTCTTTTCCTTCTCATCACCGTCGAGATATACGGGCATCAATCACACTCCTTAGACTGGACAGGGGGTTGTTATGTGCATCTGCCCACAGTTGACACACAACTCACATTGGTCGTGCGAATCCCAACAGGCATCACAGAAATAGAGTCCACAGCAAAAACACAGGTTCTCTGCATCGGACTTCTTGATTGGCCCTTTGCATGGGCCAGCACAGTTCGTCATTTCGATGGGAATTGGCGGGGCTTCGACGATCTTCTTGGCTTCGTCCAGGACGAGGTAATACTCCCGGATTAGCTGATCCACGCCCTTGGGTATATGCTCACCATCGGGGCCGATCTCGACGTAGGGATAACCATCCCATGAGGCTCCCATGAGGAACAGTTTCTTTCCAGCACACGCGAACACCGCTGGCCCGTATCCTCCCCCTGCTCCACTGGAGCCAGTGAAGGGAATCTCCGCTTCGGCTAACTTCTCAAGGTCGTCGATGCCCCCATAGTTGATCTCGTCGATTTCGCCTGTCAGCCACGTTTTCTCATCGTCGATGATCTCGCTAAAGGGATGCTCCTCTGGATCTCCTGGGTGAATAGACACCCCACCAAACTGTTCAGTAACTTTCTTCAGGTCGCTCTTTCGACAACTGAATTGCAACCAACATCTGTCACCCATTTTTGACCTCCTTTACCTCTGAAATGTCCACCGTCTGCTGGTCAACAAAAGTCTCTCCAGGCTTCCAGTGGTTGTCCTCGTTGTGGACTTGGTTATGGGCCGCAGCCGCATCTTCGGCCTCAACCACGGCACAGTGATCCTCCGTCCAACTGACTCGAAATTTCTTCTTCATCCTTCCTCCTATCCGTTCACTTGAAGTCGGTCTGCGCCCAATGAGCTGTGCTTTGCCTTGAAGTCAGGTTCGTGCTGTATAGCCAGTGGACCGTGACCGATCCCACTGATGATCTCCGTACCACAACCAGGGCATTTGTATTGATCCCCGGCCCAAATCCGGTAGGGCTTCCAATGGCCCTTGTCAGCGATTGCCGGGTTCGTCCCACGGGTAGCTGGACTCCCCTCAGTGAAGTAGTAATCGTTCTTGATAACCTTGAAGAATCTTTGACACGGAATACAAATTGGTTTCATCTTTCCTCCAGTGTTTCGCACGTTTTAGAGCCATTACGCCCACCCTCCAAGGTGAGCGTATCGCCCTAGAACTCTCTCGCGTCTGGATCACCCTCCGCGTCTGCTCTGGCTTCGTCCTGAGCCATCTGCGCCTCGGAGTCCTCGACCTCTGCGCGTTCTTCCCTGGTGGAACCGTTCAACACCTGTTCCACTGGCGTTGGTGTGTCCCCGTTGGTGCGCTCCAACCGAAACATCTGCAAGGCTTCAATGCCCGAACCACGCAGGAAGGTGGACACCGTGCCGTTGACCTTCAGCCGAGACAGTGTGGCCCGGATCGCGCCCTTGCGGTCTGCGCCTCTGTAGGGCCAGCCAGATTTCTCCAGGTCCGTGTCAATCTCATCCAGCGTCAACGGTGATGGGCTGCGCTTCAGTGTGTCAATGACAGCCTGGGAAGTCCTGGCTCGGCTCCCTTTCCCCCGGCCAATATGGGTCGGCTTCGACGGTAGTGCCTGGAGTCGGCTCGTCGTTGTCGTTGTCTCCTCTTTGGGATGCTTCGACAGGTAAGCAGCTCGCGCCTTCGCGTTGCGCTTGTTTTTCTCTGCCCTGTCAGGTTTCGTCCTCCTGGGCTTCCGCTTCGTCGGCCTGGTGGTCGTCACCGGGGCTGTGATTCTGGCTCGGCTCCCTGGTGATGGCCTATCAGCAGCATCAATGAACTCAACTGCTTCCGCTGCCGTTTCACAGGCAACCGGGAACCCTTTGTAAGTGACTGTAAACATAGTCTCCCTATCCTTTCCACTCGGTTACTGACTAATCACCTTGACTAGCCACAACGCCCACCCTCTAAGGTGAGCGGCGGTTGCTATTCAACTCCTGGCAGACTCTCGGTGTCCTCTGGCTTCGGTGTTCTCATCACATCGTCGCCTGTGTACGGCCCTGATGATTGGGCTAACTCCTGGAGCGCGTCCTGCTGCGTGGGATCGTCCTCCTCCATCATGTAGCCGTTATCCTCCTCCTCCTCCTCCTCTGCGTCTTGCCGTTTCACTTCCTCTATCGCTGCTAAATCTGCTGCCTCTCGCGCCTTCTGCCAATCCGCTTCGATCTCCTCCTCAGTCTTGAATCGAAAATCCTCCGCATTGTGGCCGTGCATGGGCATGATTAAACCTCTCATCTTTTGCCCTGTGTCGTTCTTCGCGTGAAAGGATATGGGCTTGTTGCCCTTCGGATCGTTCTCATAGACCTCAAACAGCAAGGGTGTCTCTTGCCTCTTGATTCCGTTGAAGTCCCTCATCACCTTCAGCAACTCGTTCAGGAGGTATGCGTCCAGGGTGAACGTAGCCAATGGCTCCTCTGTGGGCCTCACTTTATCCAGGTCCGGGAAATTACTGTTCGGTGCTTGTGCCTTGAAGATCCTGCTGCTGTCCAGGTCCGTCACCGCCAGCACACACTCGCAACCGTCTGCGCCCACCATAGCGTTCTGCAACACAGGCAAGTGACCGTTCTTCGGTAGTGCCTTAAAGATCCCATCGGCTGTCTCTTTCGATATGCTGATCTCCTCCACTTCGTCGGACACTGGCTCGATTGCTTTCATTCCTGCGCTCCCTGATGGGAACATGGTCGGATCTTCGCCGTTGGTCTGGACCTCCACGGCTATCCATCCATTCGTGGCCTGGGCAACGTACTTCGTGATCTTCATTTGATCCAGGTGGTACGCGCCCTCCTCCCCTGTCATGCAATGCCTGATTGCGAAAACTGCTCTGTGTAGTAAATTCATTTTCCCTCCTCAAATTCACGTTGGTTAATTCTCTCGCACAAATTGTCGATCTCGTCTAAGGTCATGGGTTTTCCGAGTCCTGCGAACCAGCCGGGACACCAGCCGACCTTCGTTTGTTTCTCCAACTGCCAGTGTCGCAGCGCAGCCAGTATCATCGTCAGCTCCCTATCCGTTAGTAAGCGGCTCACGGCTCCCCCTCCCTTTGCTGCACTCGCAATCCTCCGGGATCTCCCCGCAAAATCGGCAACGGTTGACCAGCTTGCCCTGGGGCCGCTGGTTAAACAGGTAGTCGTACCTCTGGCACTCGTCACAATCACACTCGCCCATCGTTGGGGAGACTCCATGCGGTCTGCCGTTGTCCAGTAGGTCTCGCTCCAGTAGTTCTCGCTCGTACCCTGTCAGCAAGTCTCGCAGCACTTGAGGTATGTCGGCCTTGTCCACAATCTCACTGTCGTTCAAGAACGTGACGATCATCCCATCCAGTTCGTCAAACAGCTTCTCGATTGCCAGATCCCACGGCCTGTTCCCTGGGATCATTCCCTCTGTCACTCCCGGCGGTAAATTGCTCATTAAAAAAACCTCCTTCTGTTCGCTTGGATCTCCACTTCGTCACACTTGCGCTCCACCAGCACGATGTACCGATGTAGCTCCCGCATAGCGTCAATAATCTCCTTCGGTGAAACATCAATGTCTTTGGCTATCGAATGGAGCAGCTTGGAGATACCCCCTTCGGCTATCATGGCTTGTCGCATCATCAGTCGTCCTCCATTCCTGCTTCAAAGTATGTTTCAGGGCCGTAGCTCAACAGATACTCGCGCCTGTTCTCCCGGTAGGTGTTGTTGGGATTCTCCCAGGCTTCTGGCTCTGGCTCCTCTCCCTCAAACTCAAAGCAATCGTCGGCTAGGATCGCGTTCAGGATCTCGAACACCCTGGCATCTGTGATCTTGATGCAATCGTATTGACAAGCGTAATAGGACACCCAATGGTCAACGTACTCGCTGCCTTCCTCACCCGCAAAACGAGCCATATCCTGCAACGCTGTGTCGTGCTGCAAGTCTGACAGCACATTCCTTTCATCTGGTTTTAATTCCATTCCCTATCCTTTCCTTACCACGAAAAATTGGTTCTTGGATGCCGCACTTTCACTTGCCAGTGTCCGTTTGTTTTCTCCCTTTCACAGTCTCGGAGTTTGC